TAGGCAATACAAGGGTCAGATCGAAGTTGATCACGACTTATTCAGGTTAGAGCCAGCAAATACTAAGAAAAATATTTCATTTCGTAAAGATCAATACATATGGGAAGAAATACCACACAAACATATGTTCCACACTGTCGACTCTGATGGGAAACCGCAATACAAAACATGTCCAACAGCTTCACATTTTCATAAGATGGTAGTTAATGATGTCGATGGGGAGTTAATCGCTGAGTGTTCTGGACCATATCAAATGAAAATAGTTAAAGGTCAAAGGGTAGAAGTTCCTTATGAGAATGATAATCATAAACATGTAGTAACTTACTTAAGATCTGAAAGAATTATGCAGAGAGTCTACAATCAAGACGCTTTAAACATGATTAATCAGATAAAAAGTCAGGACTCAGAAAAACTTAGAAACCCAGCAATCTAGGAGTAATCATGTCTACACGAGACTTCATAGCGACCACTTTTAACAGAGAGGTCGAGACTTTGTTTGAAAGCAACGAACAAATAAAAAGATTTATACTAGACCATGAGCGTAAAGAGTTATGCATCGATAATATTGCCAAAGAGATAAGAATTGCAGAACTCGGAAGCGTATTTAAGGTTAAAACTAATCACGTTGAATTTGTAGCTAAAGAATATGCTAAGACTTTTTCTAAAGCCGCTTTGCAAGCCGCAGAAGAAAAATCAGTTTCAGAGATGGAAAAGATTAGAAGAATAAAAGAAGCTCAAGATAAAGAGGATGTAGCTAACATGTTTGGAAGTTCTGACAGCTCAGTGAGTCTATAATGAGCAAGACCTCTAAAGATAAAACATCAGGTCGCCCAAAAGCTTTAACAAACAAAGACAAAGAGAAGATAGTGCGCCTAGCTAAGTTTGGTTTTACTGACGATCAAATCTCGGAAGTGTTCGGAATTACTAAGCAAACTCTTAATAATTATAAGAAGTATGACCCAGTATTTTTTGACTCCTTAAAGGCATCTAAGCTTTTAGCTGATGTTGATGTAATTGACTCGCTATATAAAAGAGCTTTAGGAATGAAGGTCAAAGAAGAGAAAGCAATGAGTGTTAGTGATGGTCATATGGGTGCCCACATTGAAAAGGTTGAGGTCTGGAAAGAATTACCTCCAGACCCAACATCAATGATTTTTTGGTTAAAGAATAGGCAGCCCGATAAATTTAGAGAGAAAGTAGAGCATTTTTCTGAGCAAGAGATTAGCGTTACTGTTACCAAGCATAAAGATGATTAATTTACTGCATGGCGATTGCTTAACGCTGATGAAAGATATACCAGACAATTCTATTGATATGGTCTTAACTGATCCTCCTTATGGTACTACAGCCTGCAAATGGGATACTGTGATTGACTTTGAATTAATGTGGAAAGAATTAAAAAGAATTACTAAAGATAATGGAGCTATTTGTTTGTTTGGAAGTGAGCCGTTTAGCAGTTATTTAAGGTTAAGTAATTTAAAAATGTTTAAATATGATTGGATTTGGAACAAAAGTAGAGCCTCTAATTTCATGAGCAGCAAGAAGGCACCTCTAAAGGAGCATGAAATAGTAAGTGTTTTTGGGGGCAGTTCTTATTTTCCGATAATGACTCCTATGACAGAAAGGCAATTGATAAAGCAGGGTACCGGCAAAAGAAGTAGATCCGAAATTGTTACTAAGCAATACGGAAAATTAAAAGAGCTTTCAGGTAAGAGAACTTCAAACTATCCAAGGTCAATAATAAAAAATATAAAGTCTGTTTCTACTAGATATAAGACTGAGTACTGCGGTCATCCAACACAAAAACCAGTAGCCCTATTAGAATACCTAATCAAAACTTACACACTAGAAAACGAAACTGTTTTAGACTTTACAATGGGATCGGGATCTACAGGTGTTGCGTGTAAAAACCTAAGTAGAAAGTTCGTTGGTATAGAGATGGATGATAAATATTTTCAAGTAGCAACGAAAAGAATAAGTGAACATAGACATTGACGCATGGGACATGCTTCCAACGCAAAAACTTCTTTACGAGGATAACTATACCGACATTATAATGCAGTCGTCCGGTTTGGGCAGCGGAAAATCGCACGGTGCAGTACGAAAGGCTATACAGCTTTCAGCTCTAAATGTTGGTTACTCTGGAGGTTTTCTTTGCCCTTCATTCTCAGACTTTAAAAGAGATATTAAGCCATTGTTTGAAGAGATCCTCGAAGATCACATGGGATTGAAACAGGGTAAACATTGGTGGTTTCATGGCTCAGATCATACCTATAAATTTATATGGAATAAAAAACCTTTGTTTATATTTACAGGGGAAAAGCCTATTGCTGGACCTAACCTCGCCTATTGCTTAATTAATGAGATGTCGCTTATTCAGTACGAAAGAATAAATGAGATGCTAAGAAGAGTCCGAGTCAAGAATGCACCATGCAAACAGAAAATAATGGTCGGTACTCCAGAGGACGTTTATGGATGGCTTGAAGATTTTGTTGAGAAGCAAGAGAAAATTAACGAGACTAAACCTAATACATTCAAACTACTAAATTCTGACACTGATGAGAATATTTATCTAGATGAGAATTATGGTGCCTATCTCGAGGGTATGCTCGATCCAATGCAACTCAAAATATTTAAAGCTGGAAAGATCGGTAATATTGGAACGAATAAATTTTACTATGCTTTCGATCTTATTAAGAATAGATCAGAGAAAGAGCTCGACACTAACATGCCTATCTATTGCAATGTAGATTTCAATGTTGGGAACATGCACTGTACTATTGCTCAGATATATTATGAGGGTTCAAATAAATACACTCACTTTGTTGATGAAATAGTCCTTAAATATAATGGTGCTGATACTTATGCGTTGAGGGATGCGATAGAACAAAAGTTTTATGCTCACCTTGGTAATATTGTTGTCACCGTTGATGCATCGGGTAAGAATAGGAAAACTACAGGTAAGTCAGATGTTAAAGTTCTAGAAGAAACATTTGGAACGGTCAGGTATAGATCATCAGGAAACGAAAGACTCAAGAAAAGACAGGTCTTAGTTAATGGATTATTTAACCATGGTTACTTGTTTATCAATAAAGACAAATGCCCTGTACTATGGAAGGATATGAAGAAAGTAGTACAAAAGAAAGATTTTACCAAAGACGGGACTAATGTTGATTTAACTCATGCGTCCGATACCCTAGACTATTTGATAACTCACGAATACAATTTACAAGGTAAAGATAACTTTAACTCATACAAGGCAATGTAAATGCAAATCTATAATGAAGACAAACTACTCGACCAAGACTTTAGAGCGATGCTTATTGAAGAGATTGAAGGTGAAGAAAACGTATCTAGAAAGAAAGAGTCATTTAAGAGGTATGAGATCTATAGAGATAGAATCAAGAAATACATACTAGAAAACCTTTCTCTTGAGATGGATGATGAGACTGTTAACGAGATGCAGTCGAGAATTGCCACTGTTAATATGTTTAAAAAGATGGTCCAGAAGAAAGCTCGAGTTTACAAGAACGCTCCTATTAGAACACCTCTAGTCGAAAAGGAAGGTGACTTTATCTCAAGCCTAGTCGACCTTTTAAATCTCAACTCCACAATGAAAAAGGTTGATAGATATAAGGAAGCCTTTAGAAATGTTGCAGTGTACAATAAGCCTTACAAGAATCATGCTGTTGATGGTAAATGGTCACATATGCTTGAGGTATTAGCGCCTCATCAGTTTGACGTTGTAGAGGATCAGGATAATAGGTCTATGGTTAGGGCTGTAATCTTGAGCCACTATGCAAACAAGTCTTTTAACGAGAACTATTCCAGTCCACAAAACAGAAATAAATCAGGTCTTAAGGGAAATTTTAGAGATGGTGATGGTAAGAAGCAAGTAATTGCAGACTCTCCAGGGGATGAGAATAAAGAGTATGTTTTTTGGTCTAAGAACTATCACTTTACTTGTAACTCTAAGGGCGAATACATAAACAAAGATGACAATGAAGATCAAGATAGAAGCAATCCTGTTAATGAGCTCCCCTTTACATTCTTCTCTAAGGATCAAGACAACTCGTTTTGGTCTACAGGTGGAGAGGACATTGTCGACGGCTCAATACTTATCAACACTTTATTAACAGATCTATACTTCATTGCTAAAGTACAGGGCATGGGGCTGTTTTATATGTTCGGCTCTAATGTTCCAAAGACATTTAAGATCGGTCCGAACAAAGCTATTACAATGAAAGTTGAGGAAGGTGAAGCAACTCCTAGTATCGGTTTTGCTAGTTCTAATCCTCCAATTGGTGATCATATGACAATGATTGAGCAGTATGTTGCTTTCTTATTATCTACAAACGACCTAGGCGTTAACTCTATCCAAGGTAAATTAGATGGAAGTAGCGCATCATCAGGAATACAGGAAATAATTCAAAACTCTGAGCCTATGACTGCAATTGAAGATGAGCAAGAACAGTATATGGATAAAGAAAGTAATATTTTAAAGATTGCAAACAGGTGGCAACAAAACTTAGTTGATACAAAAACAGGTTTGTCTATTGGGTTTAATGATATTGGTAGCGTTGATGAGGTTCTTTATATGCTCGAGTTTGATAAGCCGCAACACTTCTCTAGTGAAGTTGAGAGGCTTGCAGCGATGAAGTCGCGAATGGAGCTAGGAACTATAAATAAAATTGATGCAATGATTGAAGAGAATCCGAAGCTAAGCCGTGAAGATGCGCTTGAGAGTTTACTTGCTAAGCACGAAGAAAACATGAAACTTGCAATAACTAATGCAGCGAGTTTTATTGATGAAGCAACAGATGATAAGGAAGAGATAGAAGATGGCGAAAGCGGTAATCAAGAAGATTAAGCTAGATCTTAGTAAGGTATCTAAGTCTGATAAGAAGCTTGTTAAAGCTGAGGTTGCCCAATATATTGTGGATAACATTGTTGATAGAGTTGGTAGGCAAAATAGTCCAGTTAGTAAGGGGCAATTTAAAAAGAATCTGTCTCCAGAATACAAGAAGCTAAAGATTGCAGCAAAGGGCAGTGGAGCCGCTGACTTAAACTTAACGGGCAGTATGTTAGAAAATGTAGAGGCTAGGTTTAAGGGTAGTGAGATGTCAGTGGGGCTTCATCAGGACGCAGGCTCAGAGAACATGCTTAAGGCTGAGAATCACAATAAGACAACTCAGAGATCATTAAAGTCAAAGGTTCCAGCAAGGCAGTTCATACCAAAAAAGAATGAGAAATTTAAGCGTGAAATAATGAAAGATATAAAGGATATAATAGATTCTTATGCTCAAGATGAGGGTGATTAATATGAAAGAGTATTATTGTCAGTTATATAAGCGTAAATATTATATCTTTAGAGGGGTTAGTTGTAGTCATTTTTCTTATTTCATGAAAGATAGATTTGAATTAGAGGTTAATGTTTATTCAAATGATGGTTATTGTGCCGAGATATGTGATGTTGATGGTTGCTGCTTCACTGTTATCTGGGTTAGGTATAAAAAAATGATTCCTGAGCTAGTTCATGAGTTAACCCACGCAACGATGAACCTATTTGATTTTGCTGGCATTAAGTACAGTAGCGATAATTCTGAGCAGTTTACATATTACCTAGAGAATCTATTAAGGATATCACTTGCCAGTGAAGATTAGCGGTCGGACTAGACTGAGTAAGAAATTAAGAGCAGCGTTACCCGACGCTAGAAGTAACTCAGCTAAAGAGATTAAAAGAAACATAGTTAAAATAATAGTTGATAAAATTAAATCGGGAAATTCTCCTGTTAGTGGTCAAAACAAATATAAAGGATATTCGAAGTCATATAAAAAATCTAGCGGTAAGTCTAATCCTGTGGATCTCACCGCTACTGGAAAGATGTTGAGAGACATGAGAGCCACGCAGAAAAACACTGGTTCGGTCGTCATAGACTTTAGAAGTAATGATCAAAACCTTATCGCTAGCTACCACAATAACCCTAGCTCAAATAGTAATATGCCTAAAAGAAAGATACTTCCAAGAAGAAATGAGAAATTCAAGCAAGACGTTATGGATAAAATAATAGCTATTGTCAGAGCAGCTGTGAAGAAAGCATTTAAATAATTGCCAATTCATTAAATAAGACAATACAATTAAGTAAAAATAGATACACGAGTCGTACTTAGGTATCGCAAACATTAAAACATCGAGTCGTACTTGATGAGGGTCGTACCCAGAGGAATAAATATGTCAGAAGAATTAGAGACTGAAGAGATCGTTGAACCAGAAGCTATTAGTGCCGAGGCTTACGAGAAAACCAAGAACGACATGCACGCTTTTAAGCGCAAGTTCATGGATACTCAAAAGCAATTAGAGGATTTTCAAGGAAAATTTAAAGAACTTGAAGAGAAAAACCTTGAAGGTAATAATAACTATAAAGAACTCTGGGAGAAAGAGCGTACTTCTAAAGCTGATATTGAAGGGAAGCTTAAATCGCTTACTGGGAATATCTTAGAAGACAAGAAAATGTCTAAACTAAAAGAGGAAGCACTTAAAAACGGTATTGATGAGGACTTTCTAGACATGTTAGATGCTTTTGACACTTCGGACATACTGGTTGAAACTACTAGTAGTGGTCAATTTGTTGTTAATGGTGCTGATACATGGGTTGAGGCTTTAAAAAGCACTAAGCCAAAAATGTTTAAGCAGAAGGTAGATCCTACTATTAATAATAAAACTGGTAACTACGACGGTAAGGACAAAACGTATTCGTCTAAAGAGGTCTTAGCATTGCAGAAAACTGACCCTGATAAGTATCAGGAAATAATTACTAAAAAAAGACACTTAATCAAAAACTAACGAGGTAAAAAATGTCTGATCAATTAATCACAAGCGGCGTAGAGTCGGCAGCAATCGTACCAGAATTATGGTCCGGTCGTTTTTATGAAGTTCTACTTGCTGAGCTTCCATTTAACGGTTCAATTTCAAGAGACTATGAGAATGAAATCTCAGATCTTGGTGACATCGTAAACATTTCAACTATCCCAGAATTTTCTGGAGCAACTGAATTATCAGAAGGTCAAAGAAATGACGCTGACGCTGTTACAATTACTAAGCAGCAATTAGTTGTTAACAAGAGACTTGTAAAAGACTTTATTGTAACTAAGAGAGCTCAACTTCAATCATTGCCAATGATGGATAAGCTTAGAGAGCACGCTGTTTATGCAATCATGAAGAAAATGCAGTCAATCATTATCGAGACTATTATCCCTAGCGCAACTGGTCCAGACCATCAAATCGCTTTTGATAGTGGAACGACTATGGCTCTTGCAGACATTCTTGAAGCTAAAGAGCTTCTTGATAATCAAGATGTACCAGCTCAAGATAGAAAGCTAATCTCAGGTGTAGCTCAGTATAATGACCTTTTCAATATTACTGGATTCACATCAAGAGACTTTATTCCAGCTGGATCACCACTAACTTCTGGGGCTATTAGTACTCCGGTTCTTGGTTTTGATGTTGCTTTAACTTCTGAGCTTGGAAATGTTGGATATGCTTTTCACCCATCATTCATGACTATGGCGATTCAAGATAACTTAAACATTAGTGTTTATGATCTTGGTGTAGATGGTGTAAGAGGTAACAGAGTAAATGTTGACCTTTTATTTGGTGTTAAACAATTAGACAACAAAAGAGTTGTTAAAATAAGCTAATTTAGGAGGCTTTTATGTCAAGAATTGGAAATAAAGTACATATGCAAAAATATGTTTATGATTTTGCAGAAGATGGTGGAGTTGAGGGGGTTATAGCTCTTTCATCTAAATCAAACTCATCGTCTTTGCCTGATAATGCTCTTGTAAAAGAAGTTCATTATTTCGTAGAGGCAGCGGTTGAGGGTAGCACAAGCACAATGTCTTGGGGTAACACTACTGACGCTGATGGTTATTCTGGAGCTGCGATTGCAGAAGCTAGCTTAGCTATCGACGCTGTAGGTAACGGTGCTGCAGGCGCTGCTGCTTTACTTTGGGATGATACTAATGATCACAGCATTCCATTCCTTGCTAACTCTGTAAACGATAGAGATTTCAACATCACTATCGCTTCAGGAGATTTAACAGCAGGAAAAGTAATTTTCTATGTAGAGTTTTTTCTACCATAATTAATTAGGGGGCTTCGGCTCCCTTTTCTTTAAAGGATTTATGAGAAATAAGTTCACCTTTATTACTTACATATGCAGTAAAGATCTAGACAAGCTGACTCGCTTTGTTTGGGAATTGCCGTATAGAATAGAAGTTAAGGGCACAGAGTTAAAAGATGATAAGTGGTACATCATTTTTAACCATTCAGACGAGAAGATGCCACGCACAACAAAACTAAAAAACATAGACCTGGATAAAATATAATGGCTGTTGATGATAACTGGGGCGAGGCTATACGCAAGAGTGCTAAGCAAAAGACTCCAGGTGATAAGTCTGAGTATCTTTTAGAAACTTCTAGCACCCTTAAGGGTCTTGATTCTGATGGTGAGTATGCTGAAGTGAAGTCTTTAAAAGAAGGTGCTCTTTCGGTTTCTTCTTTCAGTCTTGAAGTTGCAAAAAATCAAATTCAAAACCATATCACTGATTCAAAATTTGGCAGAAATAGACAAATAAATACCACCACGGTTCCGGAGACAATTTGGTCTGGCTCCGGGGTTTATAATGGTTACCCGGTCTCGGCTGGTGCTACAGAGATAAGATCTTCCAGTATATCGGATGGTCCAGTTTCAAGTGATGCGTTTTCTTATGCGCCTGATAGTGTTGATGAGATGAGAATGTGGTTAAGAGCAGGTGACAATCAAACTGTAGATGGTAGTGGTTTTGTAACTACGTGGGGTGACAAGTCTGGCAACGGTTATGATGTGACAAGTGCGAGTGGCGGTGTAGCGTATAGCTCATCAGATACCACTCTAAACAATCAACCAGTACTAGATATGAGTTCGGATACAACTAGGTTTGCGATACCTCAAGCTTTTGGTGCTAGTTATAGTGGTAAGGTTGGTGCGACGGCTTTTTTGTTAGTGAAAAGAATGAGTTTTAATACTCTCGATCCGATGTTTGATATTGGTCTTTCAAATGGTGATTCAAAGTTTTACTCCGCAATAAGGTCAGATGGAAAGTTTGATGCTGGTGGTACACCTAATACAACAGATCCGTACGACGGTATCAATGCAGTTGGTGGCAATATAACAACTTCCGATTGGTTTCTACACGAGTTCAATATGGACTTAGTTAACGATACTATTAAATGTTATGTAGATAATGCTTTAGAAGTAACAGAAAGTGTTTCTTATCCCACTACATCATCTTTTCAAGAGAGCTCTTCGGCGGATTCAAATTTATTTGCACTTATACAGGGGGCAGAAAAAGGTGAT